ACAGTAGCAAAGGATAGATTACCGCCACCATCTGTTTTCAAGAACTGACCAGCAGAACCGTCTGACGTTGGATGAGATAGACCATCAAGAATGACTTTGCCAGAACCGTTTGGTGTGATGCTAATGTTACCGTTAGAAACAGAAACAATCGAGTTGCCATTAACATCTAAATTACCGCCAAGTTGAGGTGTTGTGTCATTTACAACATCAGTTATTCCAGGCGAAATAGCTTCCCAACTAGAGCCATTATAATATTTTAATTGATTAGATGTACTATTATAAGCCAAATCTCCTTCATCAAGAGACGTAGTTGGGTCAGAAGAACCAACACGATAACGTTCAGCAAAACTGTTTACACCTGTTATGTTTGACGCAACGGTTGTAACATTAGCGTTATTTGTAGCTACTGTTGTTACATTGCTAGATATACCAGCTACCGTTGATATATCTGCCGAATCCCCAGCAACAGTAGTAACATCGCTCGCAATTCCAGCTACTGTTGTCACATTTGCGCTAATACCAGCAACCGTAGTTGTGTTTGCAGATATGCCAGCAACAGTAGTTACATTAGAAGCAATACCAGCAACAGTAGTAACATTTGCTGCAATATTTTCTACAGCCGCAACGTCACTAGATATGCCAGCAACGGCAGTTACATCAGATGCAATGCCAGCTACTGTTGTTACATTTGCAGCAACGCCAGCAACTGTAGTTACATTACTTGATATACCAGCAACTGTAGTTATGTTCGAGGTTATATCACCAAGAGCATCAATCTCTGTTGCAAGATTAGCAAGAGCATCAAGGTCTGTAACAATAGCAGATGTTGCCAAAGTATTCATATCAGCAACAACATCAGCAGTTCCAAGAATAGCCATATCAGCTACTGCATCAGCAGTGCCTAATCTTCCAATCTCAGTTGCTTTTGCAGCAACAGCACCAATATCAGTGGCATCTGCCGCAACAGCACTAACATCACTAGCAATACCAGCTACAGTGGTGACATTACTTGAAATGCCAGCCACAGTAGTAACGTTAGAATTAATTCCAGCAACAGTGGTGACATTAGCGGCAATCCCTGCAACAGTATCAATATCTGTAGATATAGCAGCAATAGTATTTACATTGCCAGTTTGTGGGCCAGCTTCTGCTGCGCCTGTTGTTGAGTTAAACGCAAGCACTGTACCTTTGCGAGAATCAACAGCAGGGAGTGTAAGTGTTGCATCAAGGTCAAAATCAGTTAAGCGTAATGAACGGCTAATATCATCTTGCAAGTCAGCTTGAATAGCAATAACTTTATCAAGCGCAGTGTTTAATGAACCAACATCGAAAGGCCCAGAAGAAGGGAAGTCAGTAGTTCGCTCAATATCGATGGAGCGAGTAATAACAATTTTGATATCAGCCCCAGAAGCTGTTGGCACGTTTCCAGTAGTGAAGTGGATAAAGCCTGTAGTTCCTGAAGTGTGTGCGACTCTTGATGCTGCATCATTATTATCCGCCGTTAAATAGTGTGTTGTCAGCGTTTTTAATGTGCCATCCTGATAGACATTCAAATCACCATCATCAAAGAACTCAAACGGCACAGTAAATACCTGTTGCGAATTACCATCCGCAACTGTGTATTCAATCCGTGGATCATTATCTGCTAGATTTATAGTCATTCTAGTCCCCTATCATACAAAAATTGCAGCCTCAACGCACATTATCGTCTACCGCCTATCATCAAATCACGCATGTCATCACGAATAAAAGGCAACCCTAAAAACGGTGCATTGTAAAATAGCTCTTTGTTCGCGTCTGTATATCTACCAGCGAGATAGTCACTAGCTGCTCTGTAATAAGACAAACCCAAACCAACAGGCGCGCCAAACGGTTCTGTCAAAGAATCCCATACGCGGTCTTCTCTGTTAGGCGAAACATATCGTGGCTCAATAAAGAAGTCTTCTGGTGTATCAGCAAACCCTGCTGCAAGAGAAAGCCCCATATAACCAAGGTCAGAATAAATGCCTGTAATACCTGAGTGGTCAATCAAGCGTGCAATCATGTCAGGTGTTTCATCTTCACTATTCCACCAGTATCTGTCCTTTACTTCCAATGACAGGTATGACAAGCCAAGCAATGACACCACACCAGCTAATCTATGCTTACGCATAGGGTCACGAACAGCAGTAAGTATCTTGTTGTTTGCACCAAAAGCAAAGTTCATAAATGTAAATGGCAAAGTCATTGCCTGATTTTCAATGCGAACAAATTTTTGCGCTGCTGTTGATGCACGCTCATCAATAGCATACAGATTCGGAAACTGTTTGCGCATCATTGCAAAAAACGGATTGTCTTTTAAATAAAGAACGCCATCCATAATCAATGGCTTATCAAAGTTTTGTGCCATAACAACAGCATTATCGGCATGAGCAGCAGTGGCTGTTTGATACTGACGCAAGAAAGCGCGTTGCTGTGGTGTTTCTCTAGGCCACTCATCAGTATTGGCTAGAAAAAAGTCATCCGCTTCTGCACGCTGCACAGGCATATCATTAATATATCTAGCAAGGTCTTCGTCAATGCCGTACCTAAACAGATATTCTTTGTCTTGGCGGTCAATGCTTTTGTCTAACAACTTCTTTGACAAACGAATAAACTTATCATTAACAAGAACTTGGTCGAGTGCCTTAAAGGTAACTGTTATAGGGCCAAGTGCATTCAATGTGTAAAATAATCTATTACCAAACTGCATAAATTGTTCCATTGGTGTCATGCTATGCTGTTGCAATGAATCATTAAGAACACGCAACTGTGCTTGAGCCATTGATACATCAAGCGCAGTATTAGCACCTGCGGCATCAGTTAACACCTTACCTCGCAACACGCCATCAGTAAGCATTGCTTTGCCAGCGCGAACAACATCAACCATTCCATGTGCAAGAACAATAGTTGCTGGGTCAGATAAAGCAGATATTCCAGCACCACCAAGATATGTCCATCCAGCGTATGTCTTTGTCAATCGCAATGCCTGTTGATCAAGACGGTTTGCATCACGATTTAACAAACCCATAGCCCTGTCATATTCAGAAACAAAATCTTTGCGTAGTTCTGCAACTTTAACTTCTGATAACCCCTGCGCCCTGCCTGCTGCTTCAATATCTTTAAACACTTCATCTGGCGACTTGCCACCAAATGCACGAGAAAACTCTATCTTACGACCCATTTGCATTGCATACGTAAGCAACACTTCTGGTTTTTTAATCATAACATCAGCAACTTCCCATTCATCGAAGTCGGTCTTACGATGTGCAAAATACTTAGCACCACCTAACTTGCCTCCAAAGTCCGCTTCCAAATCTGCACCATCTTCTTCAAGAATGCGAGATACGGTTTTAGCTGCATCATTATTGGCTTGCTCACGATGAAAAGCCTCATCCATTTTAGGATTGTCTTTCATGCGGCGTGCAAAGTATTTATCTGCAAGACGTTGCTGAAATGAAGCTAACAACTCTTCATCTTCTGCCAACGTCATCTTGTCGTAAAAAATAGGAAAGCGGTAGTTCTTTCGTGTAGGCAATCCGAGAGCATCATGCATACGACTAGCAAACGTAGTTTGAAAACTTATTTCACGTTGCAAATCTAATATTTTTTTGCGTTGCTTTGGTGTGCCTACTTTCAAACCACCTTCTAGCTCATCAATTTGCTTGAGGAGGTCTGCCATTTCATCATCTAATTTTTTAATAGCAGCTAATTGCTTTGCACTATATGAGCCATTCTTACGTACATTAACTTCTATACCTTCAAGAAACTCTGCTTTCTTTGCATAGGCTTTTGTAAGACGATCAAATAGTTTTGTATTATAATCTTTTACAGACTTTTCTATGTCACGCAAAAGATCCATCTTAGTGCTTATTTTTTCCTGTGCATCAAGAATAGCTTTGTTAATAAAATCATCATCTTTGATTACACCAAAGTGACGAGCATCAAAGTTGAAGCCATCAAAAAACTCTTTGAACAAAGTAAATGCCTTCTTTTGCTGGTCAGTAACGCCAGCCATAAGTGCATCAACAGCCTGTGGATTTGGCTGCCCAGCTTGCAGATACTTCATTACCGTATCTTCAAACCACTCATTGTACGGCCTTTTGCCCAAAGGAACAAAATCAGCAAGATGTGTGTTTAATATGCGCGATGCTTTTTCTACACCCTGCTCACCTTTTCTAAATGCAGACACTTCTTGTGCATGCAAGTCTTCAAGAGAACGCATCAAACGCATAGCATTACCGACATGACCTTGTATGCCAGCAGCAACAGATTGCCCAAGTGAACGTGCCTTTTGCCCTTCAATAGGCACACCCATATTATAATTTAACAAATAAAAATATTTTTTAATGTCATCGCTAAACTCATCACTTGCCATAATGCGTTGCCCACGACTACCAAATGGATTACCAAATGATGCAGTATATTCACCACGAGAGTTCGCATAAACTAGCTCACCTGTCTCTGGATCAATAGTATGAGCAACCTCTTCACCACGCATTCTTGCTCTAGCTTTACCAATACCAGAACGGATAGCTGGCAACATATTTACGCCAAAACGTAAGCCACCACCAAGAAACGCACCCATTGCTGTTTCCATAGCAATGTTGCTAACAGATTCATAAGGGTCATCACCAACGGCAAATGGCGCACGCCTTGCCTCTGATGCTGTGCCATAAGCCAAACCAACACCACCAAAACGAGCAGCAGAACTGGTAACTGTTTTACCCAGTTTGAGTACATTTAAGGCTGGCACAAAAGATAAAAAGAAAAGAGGATCGCCAACTGTGCCGCCAGCAAGTTGTGATGTAAATGGTGCATCACGCATAATTTGTTTGCGCTGTAATGCGTCTGCAAGACGGCCCTCAAGATAGGCTAAGTGGTCTGCATTCTTGGCACGCACAAGATCTTCAGCATAAGGCAGATACTCTTCTGAAATATGGTCAGCAGCAACAAACCCTTCTTCAAAAGGAACATGAGCAAACAATGCTGACTCTTCAACAGATTCAATAAATGGCATATTGTTGTATGCAACAGCAGCACTAAAACCCTGCACCCATGTTGGGTCTGGAGTTGCCATATATTCTGGTGGCATGTGACTTACATAATTACGACCACGACGATTATATTCAATCATTGCTGCGCTCTTTGCATAATAGCATCTAGCTGTTCAAATTGTGACTCTTGTATTCTTTTTTGTGGCGTATCACGAGTTAACAAATCTTGAAACTTTTGCTGTTCTAATGCTGCACGTTGGCGTAAACGCATGCCTCTTGCTTTTAATATGGCATTTGCATTGACATAAAGAGGCTGGCCTCTATCGTCTATAGCCATTAAACCAGACTCTTTATGTATGATTAGATATGTGCCTCTTTGTCTTGTTGGTGCAAGATAGTGAGTTTGCCCCAACATATTCTTTCCGCCACCAGAAAGTGTTGTTAAAACAGAATCTACAGCGCGGTCAAATTCAACTAACTCATCTTTGCCCATAATTGCTTCTGGTGCAAAACGAGTCTTCATAGGCTTGCCTATTTCAACGGGTCTAAAATAATTTGTTGTGGTGAAGATTGTATCTTTAGATTCTTGCAATATTTGTCTTGCGCCATCTATTCCATAAAAAGCAATATACTTTTCAGTTAATGGACGGAAGAACTGTCGCTCATCTGCTGTGATATCTTTACCAAGAACAGATTGCAAAAACCCATCTAATGTTTTCTCATTCTCATTGCCAGAGTTTGCTAATTCAGCGGTTACTAAAGCTCGTCTTTCAGCAACTGGCTTTAAATTAAAGTCAGCAGTTTTCTGAAACCACTCCTCCATTTTAACTGGCTGCATTGAAGATGAATAACGACCCATTGATTCCATCAACAAAACTGTGTCATTACTTAGATTGCGCTGCAATCTTGTTTCTGTGCCAAAGTCACCAAAATCTCTTGTCATGGTGTAATACATATTTAAGGCATTACCTAGCTGACCTTGTGCAGTTAAGTCTGCCAAAATGTCAGGACTAAATATATTTGTAACTTGTGCTGGCAACATGGAGCGACCAGTTATCATTTGACGCAAAGGCGCACCTTCGGCAAACAGCCCTGCTTCACCTTTGCCAAACTCACGCAAAACATCAAATGGTGTTTGTATTCCAACAGAAGTAAGGTAATCACCTGCTTGCTTTGCACCAACAGGTTTACCTTCAACCAACATTAATTCTGTATCTTGATTTATTCTAGCTACTCTAGTTGTATTAAACTCTTGCGCCAACTTACCTTCAAGAACAGTAATTTTACTAGCAACCTCGTCGCGTATACCAACAAACTCGCTACTAGTTACAAACTCTTTTGTAAACCCTGCTCGTTCAAAGATACGTTTCTCAAATGGAGACAGGGAATCATACAGTGCTGGGTTTGTCATAGTCATGCTCATCCTATTAAGAAGAAACTGACCACGACTATACGAATCGTAACTTGCGCCACCACCTGCTTGTTGCATAACATTAACCGCCATGCCATTAGCCTGACCACCAAAGAATGATTTTCTTAATTGCTTTTTAAGGTTAGGCACAACATCATCACCAATGCGAGATGCATGCTTTGCTTGCAACTGGTCTATGTTTGCCATTTGTTGTGCATATAACTGCCCTAAAATAACACCAACATCATCTGTTTCCCCATCAGCAGCAAATTGACCACTTGTTGTGCCGCTAACAGACATTGCCAAAATATCATCATTGGTTTTCTTGATGATGGTCAGCATGTTTTCTTTATCAGTATCTAGTGCAGCTTTTACAGCTTTGTTGCGTATATCTTGTACATGCTGCACTTGTACGGCTGCACCAAGGTCAGATACTGCACCGCCAAGGTCGCCAGATAGTTTTGCAGTTTCAGCTATGTATGATTGAAAGTTTGAAACAAACTGGTCTTCGTTAGCAGGGCTTGATAAATCAGGCTTTCCATCTGCATCTTGATTGTAACGAAAGGCATTAGCAGCATTCGATATATCAACTTTTGTTGCGTTCAGATATCGTTGATTAAGAAGGGGCTTTGCAGAAGCACGAGCAACTTTAGACAAATCAGCTTCTTCAATAATTGCACTGTAATCTTCGACATTAAGAGAGCCATCTGGGTTGCGAGCAAATGTATAGGATGCTGCAAACTCCTTGCCCTCTTCTTGCTGTCTGTCAACAGCTAACTTGAATGCAGAATCAAGCAACTGCTGGCCCATGCGCATCTGACCTTCGGCAGCACGCACGCCAGCATTAGATGGCCTTACCAATCCAATAGGGCCAACAGCGGGAGCAGATGTTTGAAACTTTTTTATTTCCATAATTAACTCGGCGTCACCTGATACATTTTTAATCCAGCACCAACAAGGTTCATCATCTGTGCATTACGCGCAGAACTTCTTGCGGCAGACTCATCAAGCATAGCTTGTTGAGAACGGGAAGCAGACAATGACATTTGACCAAGCGTTCTAATCTGAGCTTGTTGCATAGCCTCTGCTGACTTTGTTGATGCTTCTTTACGAATAGCTTTTATTGAACGGTCTTGCCTGCCTTGGCCTGCAAGAACAAGTAGCTTTTCATATTGACGGAACTGCTCGACACGATTGTTGTGATCAATAAGCCCACCAAGTTGCGCACGCTTCATTTCTTGAAAGTTCTGCCGTTGCATCATTCTTGCAGAATCAATTTGCGCACGCTCTTTTGCTTTTATTCCTTGGCTGGTTATAAACGCACCAGCCGCCATTAATGCAATTTCAAAAGCCATTAAAATGCCACCTCTATTACCATACCGTTGATTTGCAAATCCAACGGTGCTGATTGTGATATAGTTACCCGTGGGTCTTTGCTAAAACCCAACGGCCTAAACTCTTCTTTGCCTGTTTGTTTAACACGCGGCTGTGAAGGGTCAAAGTTTACATTACGAATAATCATGTCAGTTCCATTAACAGAAACAGATAATGTGTCGTTAAGGTCAAGGTCAACTAACGAAAGTCTGCGTGGCCTTGCGGTCAGAGGCCCACCCTGTACGCCAGCATCAATAGGCAATGTCTTCAACTCTGGCGTAAACTTATAACCAATCTCAGCAGACGTAGCTGTTGCATCAACAGCAGATACATCTGCATTGCCACTGGCAACAGTAAATGCGCCTAAGTATTCTGTACCTTCAACAACATCAACAGATGCGCCATTGGCAAAAACAGAAGATACATCAAAGACACCAGCAGTGCCTGTATAATCTTTACTGCAATCAAGTTGAAAGTCAGTATCAAACTGTTCAAGATACAGTTTTGTTGTGCCGTCACCTTGATCACGAGACACAACAGCAAACAAGTTATTGTCTGTAGACCCAACAGAAACGTAGTTACCGTTTGTTGTCCAGTTCATCCAGCCTAGCTTCTTTTCGTTACGAATGTGATAGAATACAGATATGTTGCCATCACCATTCAAAAAGAACCCATAAGCTCCAGACCTGTTTAATGAGCCTTTAACGACCGCTAGCTGCTTAGGATTGCTTATAAGGTGGGAAGATAGCAAAGACACCTGACCGCCAACGTAGGCCCCTTCAGAGTCCGCGAATACGTATTCCCTGACAGCAGTACCAGTTGACTGCACAAACAATGTTGCACCATCAATAGATTGTGGTCTAACAAAGCCAGTACCAAATGGAGTCTGTGCAGATATCTTTGCGTTAGCTGGTGTCAATGGCTGTGTTGTTGAGCTAGGAACAAAGAACTCACCTTGCGATGCAAACACTTGTAAATCTCTGTTTGACACAAGATGACGGATGCGATTAGTTACACCAGCAGCAGCATCAAAGTCTATAGAGTCTGTGTCTTCACCTTTGCCAACATCAAAGTTAAAATACTCAGCAGTCTTAGAACCCCAGATACCATCAGGCTGGCTGTCCGTTCCACCAAACCATAAACGATTTTCATGGAACGTAATTGCAGATGGGAAACCACGGTATGTAGAATAAGACTGTTCATACCATTCTGTTGTTGCTGCTGTAGACTCAATAGTTACAGAGCCACCACCAATATCTTCTGAATTGGCATTGTGACCTGTAGCAACTTCATACCTGTTATCATCAATAACGCGAGCAATAGTTTGCGCGCCATTGATGTTGCTTGCTGATATGCCACCTACACCACCAGCATTTGCTATTGTTATTGATGCACCAGCAGCAAGGCCATGATTAACATGTATGATTTCAATTTCATCAACGTCTTTCTTTGTTTTAATAGCATCAATATCTAACTGTTTTCTAATCGTGCCTTTAATGTTTCCAGTAACATTTTGCGCATCTGTGAAGCCAGTAATCACAACTTCAGTTTCGCCAATAAGCAATCTTGTACCAACTTGTGCGCTATTAAAATAATCTGCGCTTGTTGTAAAAGTTCTGCCAGTACCAGATGTGTGAGATGGCGTAATCGTTACGCCTGTGGCTTGAAAGTTGTAGTATGGTTGATATGTTTTATTGCCATCAAGAGATGTATCAAATGCAAACTGCTCTCTAACAAATGTGTCTAATGCAGTACGTTTTAATATAACAGGAAAGAAATCTGAATGACAAAAGAACATAAAGTCACCAGATTGAGCAAATGTAATCTGCGGTATGCGTGCGCTTGTTATTTCAGAAAAAGCAACAGTCGCACTTAATGATACTGCACCAGTAGTCGGGTTAATAAAGAACGCATCGATGTTTCCATTGCGAAGAGCAATAATATACTTCTCATCATCAGAAAAAACAAACGGCTCAATCCTTATCTGTTGCGTTAAAGAACTGTCATAAGTATCTGAAAACTTATGAATAAACTTCGAGCCAGGACGCTTTATGACACCACCCTCAGCGCGAATAAAAAAGTTTGTTACCTTTTCTGCGGCGTTTTGATAGACCTGCGAGTCAGTCCTAGATGTTAAAGAAGGGCTGACTTCACCAAAAGAAAAGTTGTTTAAAGGTACACGAATGCGTGCCATTAACTTCTCCTTTCAGTAATGAACCTCGATGTTGTCAGCTTACGTGTTGTTTGTTGTTGTGCATCAAGTGTCTTTGCTTGTTGCATTAATAGTTGTGCTTTACGTTCCATCATTTGAGCCATCTGCTCATCTCTAGCAATAGCTAATGCAAAACTTGCAGCCAAAGAATATTGAACAGCTAGTGTAAAGTAGCTTGGAAAATCCAGTTCTCTTGCACGAAAAGTATAATCAATAACTAATGTTGATGTATCCGATTCGTTACAAAATATCTTATCGCCGTATATTGTATAAGCAATTAATTGGTCGTCTATTGTAACTGCATGCACCATAAGATTGTCAGACGGAACTTGATATGCCGCATCAAAACGTCCAGTAGGGGCATTAGTTAATCTGTTTAACTGCGCCTGATTAGTCGCAAAACGCCAGCGTGTTGTACACAATGCTGTGCGTACAGTATCTTCATAAATATTATCCGCAACCAGTGCTTCTGTACTGTCTGCGGAAAACGAAGTAATAGGATTCGCGCCAATAAGTATTAGGCCACGAGACGCAATATCAATATCTGAATTAGCTACACTACTCATGTGGTTATGGGGGGCTAACGCCCCCCACTTCCTTAGTCGGTGTCTGAAACTGTCAGAGCAGTACCATCAGCAATATCGACAACGCCGCTTGCATTAGATAGCACTACAGATATGCCCATTGTGGGGGCATCTGAGTCATAGACAAAAACAACGTCACCAACATTCATCATTGTGGATGCGTCATTAAAGTAGCCAGATACACGGACTGCTGTCAGTGCATCTGTTGAGGTGTAGAACCACAGATTGTGACCGCCACCAGTAGCCATATTAGTTAGGCCAGAAGCTGAAAAAGCCATGCTCTACTCCTTATGTGTTGTTATCAAGGACTTCATAGATACCATTGTCATCAATAACAGTAGCACCCATTGACATCATTGAAGTTGCAAGGTGTGCAGCTTTTTGCGGCACATAGTTGATTTCAGTTTGAACATCTGAGTTGATGCCCAAGCCGACAGCAGATGTGTGGTAAGCCATGTTCTTACCAGCAGTAATTGCTGATGTAGAGAAAATCTTGAAGCCAAGAAATTCCTTCATGGTCATGCCACCTGCGTATGGCAGGTTCTGTTCACCAACAAAATCGCTTGAAGCAAATTCAGTAATTAAGAACAGATCAGCATATCCTTTTGGATGCATAGCCAAGAAACGGCCACCATCTTCGGGGATGTTTGCAGAGCCAAATGTTTCAAACAATGACAACAAATCTGCCTTTTCAAGAGCAGATGATGTGTCATGGATTTGAGTTGAGTTAGCACCTGAATCCATTGCACTATAAAGAATCTCGTCAGTCTTACGACCAAGAGCAGCAGCAGCAGATTGTGCCACAGCTTGACGTTCATCAATGTTGGTCTTTAGTTCATCGAGCTTGTCGATGTACTCAGCCGCGTAATGGTCAGCCATAGTTGCCTCAACCTGTGTGTGGGTGAGTTCCATAGCGGTAATGTCACCATTGCGTGACTTTGTAGAAGCAGAACCAGTACCGATTTTTTGGAAGCGAACAGTGCTACCAGCGACATTGCCAACTGTGCGTACAGTGTTACGCAACTTTGAACCCATGCGCTGATAAGCCATGTGAACTTCTGACTCGAACTGCTTGATAAATGCGACATCAATAGTATTCGCCATTTTATCAGTCCTTTCAAAAGAGGTTTACGTTTACTACACAGTTGTCCGTTACATCGCGTCAATCGGTTATCCCGTAGGGCCGTCAGCTAGAAACAGGCTGTATTAATCAAATCTCACTTCTATCTCTGGTTGGCAACGCACAAAACGTAAACAATGATAACCATTTATAACGGTAGGTTGATTTGAAAAAGAATATCCCAACCAATCAAGCCACTTGATTGTGCGCTCGTGTTCAATAGGAACAAGGTTTTCTACCCAATCATATTGGTTGCAAAGCCAATCAGACATTAACTTCGATGTTGTAAGAAACTTACGCGGCTGCTCATCCAATACATTAGAGCCTAGCAACCATATATGCCCAGACGAAAGATTGGCTGTGTTTTCAAAGGGATAAACACCAAACATACATACAGGCTCATCTTTGTATAAACCTGTCCAAGTTTTTGCATGTTTGCTAGATAAAGGTACGTGGAGCGCACGCCACGGCGTTGCGCCATGAATCATGCACTCCCGTATATCGGTGTCTCGAAGATGATGTTGTAAGTATCCAGCATGTTCTATTGTTGCCGTTACAATCTTTACATCACCATCTTCATGGAAGGCGTTAATTGAAGACTTTGGAAAAGCCTGCTTGGACTTCCTTGACATAGGCTGGGTCTCTTTTCGCTGGATTCCAGTAACGCTCGTCAGTCATCATAGAGCGCAGTTTATCTTCTGTCATCCCAGTAGGTAAGCCTGCATCAGCAGACATTTGCGCACCACCTACTTTAGACATGATAAACTCAAGAGCCTCGATGCCCTTTGCCGTTTGCCCAATCTGCAAGATAGCATCAGCATGCTCTTCTGGGAAAAACTTGTTTGCCCATAGGTCAACAGCTTCAATACGTGCGTCAGCATTGTCGCCAAGATTAGCACGCTCTTGTTGCAGGTCAGGTGTTTGTGAGTTGATAAACTCTGCATATTGCGCAATGCCAGATTCAAACTCTTCTTGGCTGTACGCATTCTCAAATGCATGATCAGCCCACCATTGGAACAGTGGATTATCAACAGCCATTTCTGCATCAACAGATTCTGGTATCTGATAATCACCAGCAGTAGCTGGCCTGTTTTCATAGGCAGCAGTTTCAAACTCCTGTATGATTTGCTGCCGTAGTTCTTCTTGACCAGCACCAAGTTTCTGCTCAAGAGATTGATAAGAAGACGCAAGGTCTTCTGGTGTATTAAATTTTTCTGGTAGCCATTCTGGACGTTCAGCTACAGGTGCTTCAGTTGTGGCTGTGGCTTCAGCCGCTACTTCTACATTATCTGCTTCGCTCATTTCTTTGCCTTTTCTGCTTGTTTAAATCGCCTCTCTATGAGGCCCACTAAATAACGCTGCCCTTCTAAATGACGTAGTTCAGCGTCAGATATGTTCGCACCGCTAACAGATTCGATAGTGATAGAGCGTAGATACTGCATCACTGCTTTACCATTAGGTGTGCGGAACAAACTGTTTATGTTCTGTGATATTCTGTCGTCTTCTTGTTTTGGGCGTGGAAACCCATCAAGGCCTAAGTGATTGGACATCAGGCATTTCACCTCTTGACTGTGCTTCTTGATATCGTTGTGCAGCTCTTCCAAGCTCTTCGCGCTCAACGCTATCACGGATCAATGTATCAGGCACGCCAAATTTTTCAGCAAGGTGAACAGCAACATCTTCTGGCTTTACAAGAAGGGTTAGAATCTCTGGCCCAAATGTGCCGCCAACCAACTGCAAATAGCGTGATATAGATGTAATATCTTGATTAGCTTGCGCTTGCGCAAGGGGCGAAACAGAACGAACTTTAACTTCTCTGCCATTTATAACTGGTAATTCAATACGGCCTTGCTTTTTCAAAATGTATACAACACGTTGCAGTATTGGTTGAACCATCTCAGCCTGTAGTCTACCAAAGGCAGACCCAATCCTTCTTGATAAATCAGCCATGCGTTCTGCAACTTCAGTAGCTGATGCTGGTGTTTTGTTTGGGTCGCCGAGCATATCATTATACAAAGCTCTCTTTATATTGTTGCGCATATCATTGAGAATAAGATTAGCAACATTAAAGTCACCAGCAGCACGTATTGGTTGCAATCCCATTGAACCCATCGCCTTTGGGATGATAGTCCCTGGAACAAGATTGATTGTATCTGTGTTCATAACGCCATCATCATCCATCTGGTAGATGCCTGAGATAGCCATTTGTGCATTTTCAAGAACAAGCTCGATTGTGAGATTAGTAGTTTTAATTGCACTGAGGGCGTTGACAAGAGGGCCACGCCCATAAATTTCTCCACTGGCTTTAGACCAACGGAAACATATAAAAGGATTAGAGCCTGCGCCAACAAACTGTTCGTAATAAATTATTTCTTCGTTAGCAGTATCGATGACAAAATAGTCATAGCGTTCTTCGTTACGCTTTTCATAATTCTTACAAATGACTTCCAGAATTTTACACTCAGCTTCTGGCTGTGTTGCAATAGCTTTTGCAAGTCGCTCACTAACTTTAGCACGCTCATAGGCAACAGGAATCGAACGGTTCTTAAGAGTCCTCTCTCTAAACACATGGTCAATCGAGCCATCTGCACCTGTATCCAACACGACAGACGGAAGCGGTATCGCGTTAAAGCGTACTGGATTGAGAGCATCACCTTCTTCAACAAGCAACACGCCTGTTCCAACAGCCAAGTCCATAAACGATTCATGTATCTCTTGCCCAAAGTTAGAAGATTGCAGAACTTCAAAAACATAATTAGTCACCACATCAAGTTGATTGTTGACCTCATCTATTTGCTCATCTGGTATTTCAGACCCAGCAATAAAATCCGCCCAACGTGCAAAGTTTGGAACAAGCCCAGATTGAAGACGAGATGCAAACTCTTGTGTTCCTACAACGGCAGTTTCGTCAAAGATTTTATCATCACGGCGTTGACCAGCAACTTCGTAATAAAAGCCTTGCCGCATAGGTAGCGCATATTCATAGCACTCATCAAACAGTGGCTCAAAGTTTAAGCGTTTTTCTTTAGCACGCTCATACTTTTCCAACATCATTTTTGGCTGATGCATTACAAAGTCTCGTCAAAATAACCCATGCCGCCTCTACCGCCTGTTAGCAAAGAGGTTGCACCAGTGCCACGGCGTTGCTGTTTTACCGCAGTTTCAACAGCTTCTTCTCTTGCTCTCGAACGCTTCAAACGCTCGGCAGCTTCTCTTTCTTCGCGTGCCTGCTTTTCTTGTAATTTAGCCTGCTCTTGCTCTTTCTTTTCTTCTTCTGTTAAGCCTTGAACCTGTGGCCTTGCTGGTCTACCTACACACATAGCAATCTCCTTTAGCTTTTCATACAGTTGCTTTTGAATATAAAGCAACGCACATTTTACATTCTAGCCCAAAGACCTTTACGTTTTTGTCGTGGTTTTCTTGTAAAGACATCAAAGTTACGTTCAGCTTGAAAAGGTTTAGGCGCATGCTGCATGTTCGTCAAGATTGCGCGTCCTTCGCCAGACCCAAGCATTAAATACTGCAAAGCATCGTGTATATGTGAAAAATGATTTTTATCTGGCTTATCCATATAACGCTCACCAGATACTTGCAACCGCCTATATTGGTAGCCGCCTTCAAAGCCTTTGATTATATTGCGACACCGAAAGTCAACTAATAGTCCTGAACTGCCATCAACCATGCGATTAAGTGCAGAGTTTACAGATTCAATTCTAAGAGCAACATCATTTGATGGTGCTGGCCTTGCATTCAAACCTGCGCCACGCAATATTTGAAATGGTGTTGATTCATCAGTTTGGGCGCGGAAGTCACCTGCTGGGTCGCCAAAGATAATAGCTTCGTTAGTTGCATACTTTGTAGACAACTCTTGCCGCAACACTTCAGTAAACTTAACAATACCCATATCAAAGGCTACTATCTCTTGTAGTATTAACCAGCGTCCACGTACCTTTTGTGCAACTACCCCAGCAGGAGTAAGGCCAAAATCAAGACCGATATAAACAGGTAGTCCTGCGGCAACAGGTATTTCTTCTTTGGCAACATGGACATCTGCTGCAAAATTGGCATAAACGGGTTTACCATCTTTGATACTCCCAAGGCGATTCATCACATATACATCTATCCAACTCTTCGTCTTCCCTTGTACAATGTTCGGATAGTAGTCGGCTCTCATATTGTTTACGTTTTCTGCGTTCTTGTTTAGCACGTAACCTGTAATGATCCCTTCTTCGTCCTTTGTTTCCAGCATGCCTGCTGGTTGTGTGTAGAAATTCCAGTTGTCTGGCTTGACCAACATCTTCGCTTCTTCTTTGGGAATATGGTCTGGAACGGGAACTTCGCCTGACATTATGGGCCACCAGTGGTCTTCTTCTGGCGCGTTTGTGTCGGCTATAACTCCTGTCCATGTGCATCCACCATCTTTCATTGAAGGGAAACGACCTACACGCATTGAGCATGCATCAATAATAGATTTGGGTATCTCCCTCGCCTCGTTAATCCAGATGCCTGTCAATTCTAGGGAGAGGAGTTTCTTGACATCTTCTGGTCTGTCGAGAGCGAGGAAGATAACTTCAAGGTCTAGGTCTGCTTTTTTGATGTGATGTGTATACGGCACAGACCAATGGAATTTGCCCCAGTCCTCTTCTGGAAACCAATCCAACCAAGTTTTAATAGTGGTAGTTTTTAACTGTGGGTTTGTGTTTCTGATAACAGCCCAACGTGATTTACGTACACCATCTGCGCCCTTCTCTTGCTGTACAGCACGCCTAAACAATTCAACGCAGCAACACACAGACTTACCTGACCCGACAGGGCCACGCAATGCACGAAAGAACGACTCGTCTTTCATAAAAGATTTTAGGACTTCGCCATCAGGTTTGTATTTAAATTTGGTCAATCTTGTGATCCTTACCAAACTTAATCATACGTTCCACAACCTCTGGCCCGATAACAGCAATAACTTTGTCTGCCTCTCTATCAGTTTGGAACTGTTTAGGATGGTAAGCAAGATGCACCTTCTTGACAATCTGGCGCAACATATCGCGCTCTTCACGCTTTAGTGTGTGTAGGAAGCTCATCTGTATCTTTTGGTTTTAGCTGATATCTTTTTAGGCTGTTTGGAAAACTGCTTACCAGCACGAGTTGCTCTTCTTTTAGCAGCAGTGGACGCTGCATATTCTTGCGGCGATAACGCCTTGATTGCGGCTGATGGTAGATAACGCTCACCTGTGGCTTTTGGCCCTTGGGTGGATGGCTTGCCACTTTTGGTTCTCCATTTTTGTTTTGTCCACTTCCGTAAAGAAGCCTGTGACGGTCTTAAAGCCATAGTTTCTTTCTCGCTACAATATAAAAAAAGCCAACAAACATAAACAAAATAGCAAGAGATAAAGAAACAATGCCGATAACTTCAATCATCTTCTCTCTTTTTAGCCGCGCCTCTTTTATCTGTCTTTGTCTTTTAGCCCTAGCATCTGCTTGGAACTTAACCCAATCTTCCCACAGACCATAACGTCCGTAAAGGTACATCATGCTTTTAAGTTCAGCCTCTTTTCTTTTAATCTCTTCAAGAGCCATAAACTCTTGTAGGTCGTTACCAAATGTACTGTTACGCTTCTTGCTTGCTTTGGATTGCAGGTCTTCCTTTGCAAATGCAAAATCCGCAATCGCTTGCCCTGCCGATGCAAGTTCCTTCCCGTTTGCAATCGTTGTCTTGATGATTGCAAATGCACCGTTTATTGCCGCAAGCTCTGCTAACATTAGTTTCTATAACCGCCACCCTTTGCTTTATAAGCTTTCGCTAACATTTGCGCTTTCCTTGCTGACCACTGACCACTGCGGCCGCCCTTGTTGCCAGCCTTGATGCGGTTAAACAATGCTTTACGCATTGCAGGTTTGGTGTAATTACCAGCAGCATTGACAGCCATTACTTACCTACCTTCTTTTGTGCTTCTTTATGAGCAGCGGTAAATGATTTTCCATTTTTCATTAACTTACGCATCAACTTCATGTGCTTGGCTGTATGATGAACAGAGTGTTTTTTTAATGTGCTTGTTTGTCTCTTGGTCAACATAGAAGCCATTATACCTTACCCTCTTTTTGTTGTATGCACTCTTTTGCTGTTATTTTAGATAAAGGAATCTTTTGATGAATAGTAAATTCCATTTCCTTTAACCTATTTAAGCATTGCTCTTCTTTAATGTATGGCCCTTCTGTGTCTTGGGCAATGAGACATTGTTGCCCACCAAAAGCAACCCAACAAAAAAGAAGAGATGCATAAAACATTAATAACCGCGAGAATAGTTGCCAGCAGCAGGTTTACGCTTGGCTGGCATTTTCTTCTTAGGAGGTGCTTTTTTGACCATTGGCTTTTTGCCTTTTCCCATTGGCATCTTACTTACCTTTCTTCTTTGCTTTCATAATTCTAGCTTGCAATGCTTTTGGCAATGTCTTTTGTTTTGCTGTAAGCATTGACTTTTTAGCTGCTGGTTTCTTCATCATTTCTTTTTCCTCTTCTTTGCGGCTTGATACCTAGCCAATAAACGGCGGCCTTTAGCTACCGCAGATGCTTTGTCACCAGAGTGACCCCATGCGACCAGTGATAGCTTCAAACGTGTCGGTCTGCCCTTTTCGTCTTTCAGTGGCCCTTTGGCTGAACCCATGCGCACTAAGAACGAACCCTTCCTTCTTAGCTTCTCTGGTGTATTTGCTGCGCCCTTTACTGGTGCTTTTAGATTGCCCTTCTTGCCAGACTTCGTTCTGTACGATGCCCTGCCCTTTGCGTTCAATCCGCCTTTTGGATTCTGACCTGCCTTGCGTGTCCATGCTGGTGACTTTGCCATTATGCTGCTGGCCCTTCAAATGCAAAATCTCCTTGTGATTCTTGTATCTGTGCTGTTGTTGGGCGTGACAATGGTGCTTCAACATCAACCATTTTTGGTGGGCGTGGTTGAGGAACAGGAACATTAGATTCTGCTGCTTGTGCTTCACCAACAAATAATCCAATAAAAGAATCAAATATACTTTTTCTTTTTGTTGTCATTGGGCCTTTAAAGACTGCTGCTCTATCATCTGAATAATCTGCATCAAAGTCAGTATTAATTACAACAGGCTCTTCTGGTATTTCAATATTAGCAACTAAATTGCTTTCATCACCTTCCGCCATAAACATTTCGCCACCTAAATGCGCAATGCGATGTATTTTTTCTTTTGTTATCATTTCATCTTTTTGCGATAGGTTGATTGCTTCTTTTATGTAATCCATTGAAGTTGGCATTCTGCCCTGTTCTTCTAAAAATTTATTGGCAAATTCTGGTGGATAATCATAGGTATCTTTATAAACAAATAACTTTCCGTCTTGTTTTCTAATGTTAAACCTTCCAAGCGTATAGTTAATTGTGTCTGCTATGCTATCAACTTCAAATGTTTTCCAGTAGTCGCTCTTTGCGCCTAATGCTTTGCGCACGTTGCTATAACCTAAAGCTACCTGCTCGCCCTCTTCTAAATCAGAAGCATATTTTTTTGCAACAATACGCATAGCTTCTAAATATTCACCAGAAACATCATCTGCTGTAAATTCTGTTTTAAACGGAGATAAAAATTGAGGCAGCATGCCATTCAAAATTGCTTGCACATACCAAGTGTAGTGTTCAGAAACCATTGCTTTTGAACGAATAGTATTTTGTATTTCATCTAAATTTGGCATTGTTGCTCACAAGAGTCCTGTTTTGCTTATAGTTGAATTATAGTTAAGCATTGTTCAACGCACAAATCCAACGAACTGTTCCAGTGTGATACCATCTCTTCTGTTGTAAAATCCAAAACAACCCTTCCTGTACTTCTATAAACGGCAATAATTTAACAAGAGAGTTGCGTGGATATTTAATTGGAACATCCACCCACACAACATTACCAGACTTAAATAACATTGCGCCATTAAGGGCAAGAGATACCCTAGCCTCTGGATTGCCAAACATATACGAAGATGAATGCCAAGAAAGCATAGTAGGTTTAGTATAGTTAGCTACCTTTTCCCTTACATAAGCAGACTGCATAAAAAAGCAAGAATGTTTGTCTTGTTTGTTCTTTACATACAAAGCCATGTGTTCTTTAGCTATCTCTGGATAGACAGGGTATGCCAAAGCAGACATCACCACGCCAAGTGTGTATATCTCAACAGCATTATACGTTGAAAAATTTTCTGGATGTATCGGTGTCTTGTTTAGCTGGTCAAGACGGAACAACCCAAACACCAAAACAGCAAGCAAAACAAAAGACGCACGTAACATAACAACCTCCTTGTTGCAGTAGTGCTACAGTACCTTTGCGGCTATAATGTGTCAATAGGTCGTGTCGAGGGTTGTAGCACCGACTTTTTGCCCCCCTACCGTCTGCGATGACACGCAGTCAGCCAGTGTACGCAGGCTTTGCCGCGTACCTAGCTGACTAGGACAAGTCTATACTAACGGCTATGTCGCCAGCTCTCATGGTCAGTTGGCGGTCAGGGGCCTTGTAGCCTGCTCGATCTAAGATGTCTTTGCTTGCTTCTAGCTGCACGTACTCCGACTTGGCCCCTTTTGCCAACTGAACAAGCTTTGCGCTAGCAACCGTAGCATTCAGCCCGAGCGTCTCGCCTATTCGTTCCATCATGTACATCTGCACATGCGGCAGGCGCAAAGCTTTGCTGGCTGTCACTCTCCCGCTTTCGCCGTCTGCGTAACCTGCCAAACGGGCGGCCTCTGTGATACTGCATCCATTTGCTACAAGCGCATCAACTAAGGCCGCTTGCTTGGCGGTTACTGGACGTACTTTCGCTATATCATTCATTGATGCTACCTATTCTTACCCCCCCTTGTGTTCCCCCCCAATATGGATGGGGCTATTATGCTTGTCAACGCACAAAGGCAAAGCGCCAGCCTGCTCGTGTCAGTCCCTTTCTGATGGCTGACGTAAGGCGGCAGATTTTGTCACTGTTCTAGGGACTGACGTAAAGCAGGCGCGCCGGAGCCAGAGGCGGATACCAGTTTCGCCTGTCAATAGACCGCAAGGACGTTCATTCTCGTGCGTAAGCTCTTAGTCAATTTTCTTCCATGCTTTATCTCACTTCTTGAAGTTTTACAAGAACCAGCGACAGTGCCTTACGTCTTCGGTCTTCGTGCATCGCCAGCAGTTGGCGGCTTCGACATAGCATGTCCGCTTTGACAGCAACGATCCAGTTTGTAGTCGACAGAATTCATGTGCAAGTGTAGCGGAGTACGCATACGGGCTTTGGATTCTGTGCTATATTCCCCTGCAGTAAACTGAAAATGGAAGCATGCTACAAAAGAGGCCATCTTAAAAGTGGAACAAATCGTAAGGACTCTTTCATCAGCGTTCCAATTTTACAAGACATTTGGTGCAAACCCCACGTTTTGCAAGGCTAGATTCAAGACACGTTCTGTACCCAGACTGCGACATAAGGCTTCCACAATCTTGCCCTGCCATCCAGCAACTTCCGTCTGGCTTGTTCCCCCTGTACTGGTAGGTTGTGCGTAACTGGTTTGTGGTTGTGCGGACAGGGGGCTGGGGGCTTGGCTTTCGCAGGCTTCAGCCAGGCCCCCCTGTTTGATTGACGGCTGTTCGCCGATGCCAGTTCGAGAAGACGCCCAGCTTTGCTGGACAGCATTGCAAGATAGTGGCAGGCCTAGTCTTGTTCTGGCTACAGAACGTATCTTAAATCTAGGCAAAACGAGGAGTTTGAAATGTCTAATAAAATTGAAACACTGATAAAAGAGTACGATTTGTTCACTTTGAAGATGGCTGTAGCATGCTACCATTCAGGGGAATATAACAGAATCAACAAAGCCCGTGATGCGTGCTACACTAGCAATAATTCTATCGAATACAAACATGGTCTTATGCTAGATGTCAAAGCGGACATGGCAAGTCTCAGACAGCAACTGCTGGACGATGAGAAGACCGAAGGGAAAGGCACTATCACTGGTGTAAAACTTTCCAAGAAGCTCGATATCTTCAAAAGCATGGAAGAAGAATTGAAAGAGCTTGAAGAAACGCACAAGAATGATCGTGCGGTCTATAAGAAATTGACAGGCGAAACATGGAATCCACCAAGAAAGTCTGGTTCCGGCGCGTCTGCAAGTCAGTCCGAGCTAGAACAGATTGACAAAATCTTAGCCAAGTCAGCCTAATTATCAGAAAGTGACAGTCGAGCAGGCTGTCACTTTTTTTTGTGCTTATGACACTGGGGGCAACACAAGGAAGAAGCTGATGTATCTTTTACAATTCTACGATGGCAGTTTTTGGTTTACTTATAACGAGTACAGCAAGTGGTGTATTTGTAGAGCTAAACAAAAGCAGCTCGAGCGAAAATACCCAGCTATCAGTTGGCGTATTACAAACACTGGTTTGATGCCAGCTTAATGAATCGGTTTGGTGTTAGTGGTAGCATGGCAGTCTCCAAAACTGACGGCGAGGGTTCGATTCCTTCAACCGATGCCAATTTAAATATAACTGTTGCACTTGTGCAGTAGTTGTATTAGTCTTGTACATGGAGGTCAATATGTACGCAGATATTACACAACAGATAATCAAAAAGATTGAAGATGGATGCCCACCATGGTTGCGTCCATACAACAAAGTTGGTGGTGGCTTACCACTACGGCACAACGGTATATCATACCGAGGCATGAACATCATCATGCTATGGATGTGTGACTATGACAATCCATATTGGATGACTTACAACCAAGCACAACAGCTTGGTGGTCAAGTCAAGAAAGGTCAGAAGTCACCAACCAAAGTCTTTCACTTTGGCACAGCCAAAGACAAAGACAAGGAAGACAAGTTCTATTCGTATGCCAAAGCATACTCTGTCTTCAATGCATCTCAGATAACTGGCCTGCCATCGCATTACTATCCAAAGCAAGAACTGTATATCAATGCAGACAAACCTGTCGCGTCTATCGACAAACAACTTGTTAATATACCAGCGAAAGTTGTTGAAGTTGACGGATGCACACCTTGCTATCGTCCGGCAACAGATGAAGTCAACATGCCACCATGGTCTGACTTTGTTGATGGCCTTGCATATTACAGCACAAAGATACATGAGCTTGTCCATTGGACAGGTCACAAATCCAGACTTGACCGCCTCGGTCTGAAGAACAAGAAAGGCTATGCCTTTGAAGAACTTGTTGCAGAGATGGGCGCGTCATTCATGATGGCACAGCTCGGGCTAGAACCAACAGCACGAGATGACCATGCACAGTACATCTCATCATGGTTGAAAGCATTGAACAATGATGTGAAGTACGTGTTCGAAGCGGCAAAAGTCGCACAACAAGCTGTGGAACTACTTAATAGTCACACAGCAGAAGATGTAGCTATAGCATAGGAGGTATATGTCATGAGCATCTTTACGAAAGACCCAGTAGCTGAAGAAAATATTGTACGTCAAAAGGTTGAGCTTATACTCAACCGACAGACAGAAACACTGCATCAGCTAGTTGCAATCACCAAACAACTAGAACAAGTTATGAAAGTTCTGACTCGTGTAGCATTAGATGTTTCATCTAAAACAGCAAAGCCAGATGAAACCAAACAGCTAACTTTCTCGCCAATCAAGCGCACGTATCTTGCTGGCAAGAAAGACCTTGCTCGGTTGCAACAACTACGTGACTTCATGTCTGGTGATATCCCCGTCAACTTGCCAACCCTACAAGGTATATGGAGCTGCACAGAAAAGGCAGCATCAGGCACAATCTGGCGGTTTGATAAAGATGAACGGTTCATTGTAGAGCGCATCAAAATACAAGGACAGCCTACATTGTTTACAATCAAGGAGGCATCATGACCTTACCTACCTACCTTACAGCACAGCAGGGCATGTTCGATGCCCTGCAAATGCAGAAGCACCACCAAACAACCATTGATTTGGTGAAGGTTGGCACAGCACTTGGCAACAAGTTATGGCCCAACGAAATCATGACTGTTGCCGAATGCATTGT